TTTCTGTATTTCTGTATTTCTGTATTTCTGTATTTCTACCTTTTTTCATTCGTAAATAATAATAATATTAAGAGTATATATAAAATGGCGTTAATGACAAGTCAATTTGGGCGCGCTAGATATGCAAACACTATTGTAAACCGAACTGCTCAAAGTGGGGGGTCTGTTGGTGGCAATAAAAAAGCGGGTATTTTCGGAGGCAGTGTAGGATGGCCTGTAGGCAATATGGGGTCACATGTGTTTTGGAGAGCTCCTCAAAGACCTCCTACTCTCATCCAATCTATGTTGTTGACAACTAAACACCCTGTTCAAAGACGCAGAAACGGATACAGCGTGTCGCATGGTCAAATGTAAAGCTCCTTCACTAACGTTACGGAGCTTATTCCGAAAACTTCGGCTCGCTACGCCGTGCCTACGTTTTCTTACAATATCCCGGACGATATTTATTTATAATCGCACATGTTTCAATATATATTTAGGAAATAATATATATTGACATAAATAATTTAATAACAACCCATTTAACTATATATAATTATTAATGATTATAAAAATTGATGTACGTGAGCACGAGTTAATCAAGTTATGTAAATATTATTTAGAAATCAGTCCGTCTTACAAAGATATTTCGATAGAAGTTGAGGCTTTGCCTTTAGGTGATGTGATCATAACAGATGGATCTAATGAACGAGTTATCATAGAGAGAAAAAGTCTAAGAGATTTAACGGCAAGTATTAAGGACGGAAGATACGATGAGCAATCTTATCGATTAAATGGAATAAATCATCACAATCACAACATTATTTATTTAATTGAAGGGGATATGAACAGACCGAATGTATTTAAGGATAAAATGGATAAATCGACATTATATTCTGCTATGTTTTCTCTCAATTACTACAAGGGGTTTTCGGTGTTACGAAGTATCGCTATTGATGAAACCGCTATGATCATATGTAATATGGCGTATAAAATTAAAAAGTCTGACGCGGATAATAAACAAGCTTATTATTTAAATAGACCAATCGTTGCTCCTGTTAATAAAATAGTTGAGGCGTGTGATAGCATAGTAAGTGATATTACTGCTTTAAATACTCCTATAGTGGCGGTGGATGCAGATAAAGAGACAGATAATTATTGTAGTGTTGTTAAAAAGGTGAAAAAGGAAAATATTACACCCGATAACATTGGTGAGATATTATTGTCTCAAATACCAGGAATTAGTAATGTATCGGCAAAAGCAATTATGATGCAATTTAAGACATTTCCAAATTTAATTTTGAAAATAAATGAAGATGATACATGTTTAAAAAATATTACTTATGTTAATGAAAAAAATCAGACGCGTAAAATCAGTAAATTGATTATTAGCAATATGATTAAATATTTGAAGTCGTGATATGAATAATATTTTGTGCTAATATGTATATGTACATTTCTACAAAATCTATTATTGTTACTATCATATTGATATCATTTGCAATATGGATATTATATAGCAATACTTTGTATGTGAAAGAAGCATTTGGTTCTTCATCTTATAATAGTTGCATTGGTAGTGGATATACAAAAGAATTCTGTCTACAAAATCCACCATTTCCGGGTTCTTGTATATGTAAAAATGGAAATCCTGGATTTAGGATGCCTGGATTTAGAGGTAGATGTGTGTGTCTAAATTAGTTAGTTGTATATATTATTTTTACTACTTATAATATATAAATGAATGAAGATATGTTAAAAATATTAGGCATCATAGTTGTCGTCGGATTTTTAATATATTTAGCCGCGAAATCATTAAGATTACATCGAAACATGCTAGAAGGATTTACTGCACCTGATGGGTCAGCCAGCAGTCCAAATGGTGAAGCAGGTAATGCAAAAAAATATGCGGACACCATTAAAGAACATATCATTAAAATGCAAGGCGATCTCTCAATAACCGCAAATAAACCACATTACGAAGATGTTATTGTAAATATGGAAGAATATATCAGCTTGTTAATGTTGAAATCTGTGCTAAACATGAATACTAGTTCAGATAGTGCTGCAACAAATATAGATGCTATAAATAATTTGAATTCATTGTATTTGGTAAAATCTGCATTGAATAACACTATGGTTTATATCGACGGGCAATGATAATGTTAACGATAATGCTATCGAGTTTATTGCACTAAAATGCTTACTTCGTTTCCTTTGTAATACCCAGAGTCTACTAATTTCTGTGTGTAATCCGCTCCACCCCAATTATCACTCATTGGATCAGGACTATGTAATAAATTTTCCTGAGCTTGGTTCATCGCATCCAATGGTGTTGTAGTTCCAACATAATGTGACGATGCATCATATGCTGGAACAGAATTTGTATTGTATGGTGGATCGTCACGTGTAGCATCTACCAATAATGTAGGATTTGGATTTTGCAATGATGACATAGGCAATTGATTTGATGCATTTTTTGCGGTTGTAGATGTAGGTGGTAACCCGCCTTGCATTTCTGTAACGCCTGGACGAACTTTATATACCGCATCTCCCTGCGCGTCATAAGTATGTTGAAGATATAAAACAGGACATCTTATACCTTGACTTCGTTGCCAATCAAGAAATTCAACATATCCTTCTAAATTTGCAAATTCAATGGGATTTACTCCAGGAACCTTTGCTAACTTTGAATTGTGTAAATAATATTTTAATCCTTTTTGCACTAATATATTAGGACACCTGGGTTGACTCATATTCGTAAGTCCTTCCAATGATTTAGGTGAGCTATATTTAACACAAAAATATAATCCAGATAAAAATGCCACTATTATTAATATCGGTATTGCGTATGTAAATAACATTTATATATTAGATAGTGATAAAATTTGATAGACAAAATATAACAGAATGGGAAGGAGTATAAATAAAATAGTCAGCGGGTTTTATTATCTATATTTAATTTATAGCATGAAATTTAAAATTATTGGGGACAATAATGCGTCAACTTCTGGCGATGTCTCTGCTAAAGATATGTCCCTTTTGAAAAAAATAGAATTATTAAATAAAGATATTTTAAAAGGAGACGATGTATTTTTATTTATTTTTATGGATCATTGCGGTCATTGTGATAATGCAAAACCAGCTTGGGATAAAATTGAAAATAGTATAGCAGACAAATATAAAAATAATGAAAATGTGGTTGTTGTTCGTGTGAATAGTAGTTTGTTACCGGATTTAAAACATGTAGGAGAGGTCCCTAATGGTTATCCATGTTTCCGTCACATATCACGCAAGGGAAAATCAATTAAAGAATATGATGATAGCGTAAGTAACGCTGATAGATCTACTTCTTCCTTTATTGAATGGATTGAAAAAAACGTGAAATCTCAAGGCAGCAGCAGCCTTCGTGGTGGTGGAAAACGACGACGAAGGTCTACTAGGTATAAGTCGTCTAAATCTAGACGCATCGCGAAACCTAGAAGGACCATTAGACGATCCAGAAAATAAATATAGAAAAAATTGAATTAAATATATAGCACATATATTTAATTACCAGTAATCATCAATCATGGAACAAGTTTTCAAATTAACAGATTTTAATGTATATAATAGTAAGAATTCAGCTGAGAATAGTAGTGATGATGAAGCCGCATCGTTTACCGATACTCCTGAATTCTTAATTCAAATGTTCGGAATAAATGAAAAGGGGGAGCAGTGCTCAATTTTATGTACGGATTTTAAACCATTCTTCTACGCCAAAGTAGACGACAATTGGACCATTCATACTAAAACACAATTTGTAGATTTTATAAAAAGAAGAGTAGGAGTATATTACGCGAAATCTATCAATGAGTGTAAAATTATAAAACGGAAAAAATTATACGGCTTTGATGGAGGTAAGGAACATAAATTTATATTACTTACTTTCAACAATATCCAAACCTTCAACAAGGTTAAAAATTTATGGTTTGATCAAGAAAGAAAATTGTTGGTAGATGGACTTAATTTCAAAGGGTCTAATGTATATTTATACGAAGCCAATATCCCTCCTCTATTGCGATTCTTTCATATGAAAGACATTAGTCCATCAGGGTGGGTTGCGCTTCCAAATAAACATACTATAGTAGTCAAACATGACAAAAAATCCAACTGCCAACACGAGTTTACTATAAATTACAAATATATTATTCCATTAAATAATAAAGAAACCCGCGTTCCTTATAAAATATGCAGCTTTGATATTGAAGCCAGTAGTAGTCATGGTGATTTTCCTATACCCATTAAATCTTATAAAAAATTGGCAATCGATATGGTAGAATATTTTGAAAATATAGTTACCGATATTTCTTCAGAGCAATGTAAATCAATGCTCAGAAAAATAATGTTGTCCGCATTTAGTCATGCTACAAAAGAGGAAAAACTAGATGAAATCGATATAGTGTACCCGAAACTTCCTCCTTTTGGACCCCCTCCTAAAAGCAAAGCCGAAATCGAAATACTCATTCAGAAATGGTTATTGACATTAGTTAGAGATAACAAAAATGATGCTTTTAAAAATCAAATGACGATTGAAAAAATGTTTGAAGCTATGGGAGCAGAAGAGGAGGAAGGAAATGGAGAGCATAGCGGCTATGGTGAGCATAGTGGAGATGGTGAGGATGGTGAGCATAGCGGACATGGCTCTAGTTATATCCCATATGCAAATAAAAAAACCAAACCAGTTATTGCTAAGAACGCGACTATCGTGGACATTATGTGTGATAAAAAATTTGACAGGGATGCCAAATTATTGGAATTGAATATATCATTAAATACCTATTTTCCAAAATTAGAAGGAGATAAGGTCACCTTTATTGGTTCGACATTCTTAACTTCAGGTCAAAAAGAACCATATTTAAGTCATTGTGTAGTATTAAATAGTTGCTCCGCGGTTTCTGTTGATAATTCGGTTATTGAAACATATGATACCGAGCGTGCATTATTGTTGGCATGGCGAAATTTGATCCAAAAGGAAAACCCCGACATTATTATCGGATATAATATATTTGGTTTTGATTATCAGTTTATGTTTCATCGTGCAGAAGAAAATGGGTGTGTGGAAGAATTCTTGAAATTATCTAAAAATAAGGACGAAATTTGTGGTACATTTAATCGCGAAACTTGTAAATACATGATAGAAGAAACTACCTCCTATGTTGCAAGCGGACAACATGATTTAAAATATATTAAGATACCTGGTCGCATTCAAATTGATATGTTTAATTTCTTTAGAAAAGAAGAAAATTTGGTATCTTATAAATTAGATTCAGTTGCGGGTCATTTTATTGGCGACTATATAAAAAAATTAGACTATAATACTGCTGATAATAATGTGCCGTATACAACTATTCAAAGCACTAATTTAACTGGATTGTTACCAGGTAGTTATATTCATATTGAAGAAATTGGACATACGACGGATTATTATAGCGGTGGGGATAAATTTATTGTTTCTTCGGTAGATAAATCGAAGGG